CCGCAGATACGCTAGATCCAGTTAATTGCAGTGTGGTCACTTGCAGTCGTGCAGCCGACAATTGAGCCATCCCAAAGCTACCAGCCGCAGCCAGTGCAGCCGCGGCCAATCTAGCGCCAATCGCTATGCCCAAAACCTCAGCAGTCTTAATAATAGCGTCGAGAGCGTCTTTATTTTTAGTGATTGCGGCTAAGCCATCCGCTACTCGTATAAACGCGCCAGCGACCGCGCTAGAGGCTCCCGTGGCTTTATCCAAACTACCCACTAAGTAGGTCATGTTTGTATTGACACGGGTCATAGCATCGCCGATTGTCGGGGGCAGTAGCGCAGCTCGTTCTCGCACAGTATCGAGCGGCTTAATGATTGCGTTTGCAATTACTTCGCTCGTGATTTTCCCTTGTGCTGCGAGACCTCGCAATCCGCTTACCGTGGTTCCAAGCTCGGCTGCTAGGGCGCTCGCAACCTCACCCCCGTTTGCCAAAACTGTCTCCAGCCCCATGGCCTGCAATTTACCTACAGCCATCGCCTTAGATAAAGCGTTTTGCACGCTAGCAGCACGCTCTCCGCGCGTAGCAGTCAATACAAGCATGTGATTAAGCGACTCTGTATAGTCCGCCGCATCACTTGCCGAGCGCCCCATATCTTGCAGTGCAGTCAGGTTATTGGTAAATCCTGCGACTGTCTGTTCAAGTGGAGAATATGAAGCATTAGCAACATCAACTAAGCGCTGCATTTGATCCGCTGCGCCTGCCATATCTTGTGTTGCCGCGCCTACTTGGCTTTGCAAATCGGACCAAGAATCTGCATATCCGCGCAACTTTGAAATGCTAAATGCAGCACCGATAAAAGCCCCCGCCTTAAAGGCAGCAGCTCCAAGCCTATCAATATTTTGAGACGCGGAAAGTGTGGACTGACCGAAGCCCTCCACACTTTTCTTGCCCTGATCATTCTTTTTGTTTAATCCGTCTACCGCCTTTTCAGCGCTAGATCCAGATCTCCCGAGATTATCTAATGACGATGCAGCCTTCTCCACGCCTGCGACACCATCGACCCGTAAACCAAGCGCTGCCACTTCTGCCATTTTTTAACCTCTAATCATTTCTCTTGAGAATTTCTTCTCCGTTTTGTGTGATAAATAAGCTCTATCCAGCGCCTTAATCACATTGCCGATTGCCCGTATTTACTCCAAGCATAGGCTGCGCCACCGAGCAAAGCAATACCCACTCCAAGCGGACCACCGAGTAGCGCCATCGCACCCGATGCAGCACGCGTAGCCACGGCCAATGCGGTCATGCCAGCCGCCGCAGATACGCTAGATCCAGTTAATTGCAGTGTGGTCACTTGCAGTCGTGCAGCCGACAATTGAGCCATCCCAAAGCTACCAGCCGCAGCCAGTGCAGCCGCGGCCAATCTAGCGCCAATCGCTATGCCCAAAACCTCAGCAGTCTTAATAATAGCGTCGAGAGCGTCTTTATTTTTAGTGATTGCGGCTAAGCCATCCGCTACTCGTATAAACGCGCCAGCGACCGCGCTAGAGGCTCCCGTGGCTTTATCCAAACTACCCACTAAGTAGGTCATGTTTGTATTGACACGGGTCATAGCATCGCCGATTGTCGGGGGCAGTAGCGCAGCTCGTTCTCGCACAGTATCGAGCGGCTTAATGATTGCGTTTGCAATTACTTCGCTCGTGATTTTCCCTTGTGCTGCGAGACCTCGCAATCCGCTTACCGTGGTTCCAAGCTCGGCTGCTAGGGCGCTCGCAACCTCACCCCCGTTTGCCAAAACTGTCTCCAGCCCCATGGCCTGCAATTTACCTACAGCCATCGCCTTAGATAAAGCGTTTTGCACGCTAGCAGCACGCTCTCCGCGCGTAGCAGTCAATACAAGCATGTGATTAAGCGACTCTGTATAGTCCGCCGCATCACTTGCCGAGCGCCCCATATCTTGCAGTGCAGTCAGGTTATTGGTAAATCCTGCGACTGTCTGTTCAAGTGGAGAATATGAAGCATTAGCAACATCAACTA